TCCTTCTTGTGAAAAGTTTCCGTTTAAAACTTCTTCTGTACCTATCTGTGAAAAGTCTCCATTTGAAACTAACTCTGAACTTATTATCTGTACGTTTTCTACTAAACCTTGTGCATTAACTCTAGTTGCAGCAGAACTTCTTGAAAAGTCAAAATCTCCATCTCCGTTCTCTGGCTTTATACCCAACATACTACCATCATCATATGCAGTTGGTGTAAGTAATATTGATGCTTTATCTAATAAATTATCTGCCATCTTATTCTATGTTTTCTAATTCGGTTAATGTTGCAGTTGTACAAGTTACATTCTCATAATAGGTTGCTCTGCTTTCTAAAGTAACTAATAAAGCAGGAATAGCACTAGGAAAAGCAAAACGATAATAAATGCTTCCCCATCCAATTTCCATAGGGCTTCCCCACCAACTTTTACTATAAATTTCGTTTGCCATTCTTTATTTTTTTATTTCTTTTTTTTAAAAAGACTTTTAACTTTTCTATATTTTTTTTCTTAGGCTTGTAGATCATAAAACCCATCCGTTAAATGTTGAATCATAACTTGGGTAAATATCATCATTAGTATTGCTAGTATATTCAGGATATGTAGCTTGGTTAAAACTCATAAAATCAATAAATCTTCTAGAATACCATTCAGCATTTGTTCTTGCTTTCTCAACTAAAAAATCTACTTCGTTTTTATCTACTGAAATAGAATTCTCTGAAGTATGTTTAAATACACCACCCTGTTTAACCTGATATGCAGCAAATGGATAGTAATTAGATTGAGCATACCAAATTAACATAGGTACAATATAGTCATCTAAAATTGTTTTCCATCTTGCATTAGCAGCATCTTCTATATTTGGCATTGCTGCAGATAAACCATTATACAAATCTGTTCCCATTATTTGCTGAACATCTATTTCCTGTGCTATCTTGACAAATTGTATAAACTTGTCAGTAGAAATATTTCCATCCATTATGGAATTTCTAACAAGATCTGTTCTATTTATAAATAGTTGTGTAGCCATTATTTAAATCTTTTATTTGTTGGTAAAAATCCCTCGTAAGGCATATCTTTCGGCTTAGTACCAACTAACGGATTATTTTTCTCAGGTTTAAAACCTTTCCTTTTAGCTTCAGCAACACTAATTTTAGGTGCTAATGGACTATTTATATCAATACTACCTTTTCCTTTTCTCATATATGTTTTTCTCACCCAATAGTGATGGCATAAAGCACCACCTTTGTATAACCAAATTGAATATCCCTCGTTTTGCTTACCTTTTGGTGCCCATCCATAATTTAACTTAACACTATTCATTTTTAATATATCTTCTTTTCGATATATCTTTTTAGCTTTAACCATTCTATCACAAAAATCTCTGCTATTTTCAGATACTTTTAAGGGTGCGTATTGATATCTTACTTTAAATTGTACCCCATCAACTACTTCATCTTGACTACTTTTTGCATTCGGTCTTGCAGTTCCTGTTCTAGCAAAATTCCATAGTTTAGATAAAAAACTTTCTTTCTTTGTGTTAAGTTGATCTATTTGATAATCTAAAGCATCTTCTGTATCGTAATCAACTTTTCTTTCATCTATTAATTCCCATTCAGATAAATCTTCATCTTCTCCAATAGATTCTAAACTTACATCCTCTAGCTTAACGCAATTAGGTACTTTTTTGCCATTCTTCATTTTCATACCCCTTTGCTCATATCCATCCCAACAAGGTGCTTTAAGTTCTTCGTGGCTTACGCAAGGCATATAATAAGTAACACCCTCTACTTCGTGTTCGTGATATCCACCACAACCCATTTCATCTGCTACCTTTTCTGCTTCTTCTTTAGTTTCATAAGCCTGTTTGCCATCTATCTTTTTTAGGCTAAACTTTTCCATTTCAACACCTGTTTCTTCTTCGATAGTTTCCTTATCTTGTATTTCAGAATCTACTTCAGTAAATTCTAAAGGTTGTAAGGTCGTAAAGTATAGATTTAAGCTAATATTATTGTAAGCTAGTATTCTATCAAAGTTATCTATTAAAAGTTCCTGAAAAGGTCTTATTACAGTATTATCCATTAATAAACTAGCAGTCTTAATTTCATCTGCATTACTAGAAAAACCTGTACTAGATTTAATACCTAATAAAAATGGTGATACAACCCTATGTGCTACCTGAATTTTAGATTGTGATTCTTCAGAAAGAAACTGATATTGGTTATGTGCATCTGATAACTGAACAGGTGTTATTTCTGCTTGACTTTCTTTATTGTCATTAAAAGCTAGTATAAACTTTCCTGCATTACTTGTACCACTAAATTTCTGAGCAATCTTATTTTCTATTAATTGTCTTTCTTGTTGGTTAGGTGTTCCGTTGTTAAAGTTAATTAACATACTAGGGCTTAGACCATTAAGAATATTATTTAAATGATAGTTAGATACTTCTTCTTCAAGTTCTGCGTATTGCAGTCCACCTTGGTAATCCACAGGTGAGTAGTAATAAAAACCTGCCTTGTATGGTTGAACATACAATATTTCTATATTTTCTTTAGACATCCCAAATGCAGGAATTCTAGTAGGTATATCTGTTCTTTTTATATTTGCCCAATCTTTATAGTAATAATAAGCAGGTATTTCTCCATCTTCATTACATTTTTCTGCCCTTAAAGTCTCAATAGGCATATGCTCTATCTGTGCAATAGTCTTTCTATCCTTAGAATAGATAATCTGAATAGCACATTGTCCCATTAATTTTAGATCATAACATAATTTTCTAACTACATCCTTTTTAAATAAAGAAACCATTTGAGCATACTCATTTGGCTTAGAACTTGAATCAGTAGCATTTAAACCTTTTCCGTAAATAGCCTGACTAATTCCATTAATGGCTGCATTATTTGTTGGGCTTCCATTGTACCTATCAATTAAATACTGAAAGTAATTATTATCAGCACCATATTCAATCCAATCAGCACCATTTACTTCTTTAACTTCAGGACTTGTATAAGTACTTAAATTAATAAATCCAAACTCTGATGTTTTAGATTTTTTTATAAACTGCCCTTTATTATTTCTTAATCTTGTTTTCATCTTACTAAATAAGTATTATCATAACCATTATAATCTAAATATTCATTTGAATTTAAATCATAGTGATTATTATTTAATTGATCAATATCTTGGTCTGTACAGAAAATTCTATCTTTAAAAATAACTTCTCCGTTACTAATAAGTTTTAAATCGTAAAAATGATTCTCAACTAATATAGGATCAAATATATTATTAAAATTTAAGTAATTACCTGAATTTACTGCATTAGTAATACTATAAGTTTTTTCTACATTAGTACTATCATCTGTTATTGATAACGTAAAAGTAGATACATAGCTTCTTGGTATTACTGATAGAGATTGAGCAGTTGCTGATGTCGTTAGTATAATCATTACTAATATAACGAAAAAAAACATCTAATTTGTAAAATTACTAAAGCAAAAAAAAAGCACCCTATTATGGATGCTTAATTTTTAACTAAATAATTATATTATGCAGTTGGATCAATCTGTGTTGCATCTGCCGTTACTGCTGCATCTAAGAAATAAGGAGCAGTTTCTTCCATTCCCTCGAATGTTAAAGTAAATCCACTTAAATCTCCTGCAGCTGCACCTGTAACTACTGTACCCCCTGTGCATTCCATTCCATTTTCAAATCCACATAGGAAGTTGTTACCATAATAATCTACTACTACGATATAAGGTCTAGAAACTGCAAGTGTTTGCAATTCTGCCTGAGTTTTAGCATCTAAATATGTTAAAGTCAAGTTTAAAGTCTGAGTATAAAAGGTAGTTCCATTTTCTCTAGATGAGGTAACGGTTGTTTCTAAACTAGAATTTCCTTTTACATCATATTCAAACCAACTTGGTGCAGGACTACCATCTGTGATAGTAGCTTCCTTAGTTGTGCTATCTACTGCAATAGAATCTATTGTTCCATAGTCAGCAAATAATACTTTTTTTATGCCCCCAAAGGCACTTTTACAAGGTATTTTTCTACCTGTTGTTAATGTACAAGCCATTGTTTATATGATTTTAAAAAAAAAGGGTAAGTAGATAAATTCCACCTACCCTATTTTATTGATTAATTAATTAATTATGCGTAAGATACGATATCTGAAGCAATTCCGAATTGTACTCCTGAAGTAAAACGCATTACCATTCTAACATTGTTTGAAGCATCCAAATCTGCCATATCTAAAACCTTAACTTCTTGTGTAGAATTTAATAATCCTGTTCCAAAGTATAAGTTGCTTTTCTGTGCAGCATACATTTTATCATCTGATAAACCTGGGCAAACAAATATCTTAACACCATTGATGCTTAATGATCCATTGTTCCACCATTGAGTTCCTAATCCATTCACACCATTTGCTCCAAGACCATTTGCTCCGAATCCACCTAATGCTTGAACATAAAGTTTTGCAGCTTTAGAAGAAACATAAACAAATAAATCTTCTTTTCCATATAATGCAGCAGGAATAGCTCCAACAACGTCAGATAATTTTTCTACTATATTAGCAGCAGTTAATGCAACAGATGTTAAAGCCTGACCTGCAGGTACATCTCCAGCAGTTACAGCAGCAGCGATTAACTTTTCAAATCCATCAAATGAATTCTTAGATGCAGCAGCAGTATCTCCTTGCCAAATATTAAATTCAGTATTCTGTGCAACTTTAGAAGCAACGTGTGCTATTAAAAAGTCTGAGAATTTAGGTGGTAGTGACTGACCTAATCCGAAGCCCATTTGCTCAGATTCCCAATCGTTTACGAAATCATATTTACAAAGTTGTAAGTTTACTTGTAACTCAGTTGGTTGTAAGATTCTTTCAGTTAATGTAATTGTTGAGGTTGGATTAAAATCACATCCTGCAGCAGTTACGATTGCATCTGTTGATAATTTCTTAATTACTTCTTTAAAAGCAATGTTAGATTTTACAGTGATCCCACCATCATCAATAGTTGACGCACTTAATAAAGCTGCAGCGATATATTCACCTGCAAATTGACCTGCGTAAGTCGTTGTGATGTTTGTTGTTGTAGCTAATTCTACGTTTTTTAAATTACTCATTCTATTTTATTTATTTAATTTATTTAAAACTCTATCTAATGTTGTAGTAAATCTACCTTTGCCAAATTCTACTTTTTTCATTTGTTTGCTTTCGCCCTCAGGATTATGTTTGATTGGCTTAGAAGCAGGTTCTGATAATTGTTCCTGTACTTCTTTTGACATTTCTACTTTTTCTTCAATCACTTCTTCTGAAGATTCTTCTGACATTTCTTCTTCTTTCATTTTACTTTCTTTGTCAGCTTTTAAATCAGCAATAGCATCTTCTAAGTTTTGGATTCTTTTCTCCATTCCCTCCCAATCTGCAACATCTGCCATTTCTTCTTCTTTTTCTTCTTCTTCAGCTAGATCTTCAGTAATTTCTTTGTCATCTGATTCTTCTTCCTTTGCAGGAACTTCGTCTGATACTTCTCTAACATCAGCAATTTTACCTTCTTCTTCAACTACAACTAAATTACCATTTTCAAGTAAATATTCTCCAACAGGCATTGCTACCTTTTCATCATCTGTTACTATAAAAATTTCTTTTCCTTTTTCAAATGATTCTGCACTAACTATTGTGCCATTTTCTAACTTCATTTCTTCAAGTTTTACCTCGATATTTAGAAGTGTTTTAATTTGATTTAACATTTCGGTTGATTTCATATTATTTATATAACGATTATTAATTTTTTTTTTGCATTTTCAATCTGTTCTTGTTATAACACCTATGCCCTGAGCCTGCATAGATCCATCACAACACTCAATAGAATATTTATTTGTGTCCCAACATAAACAAGCCCTAGAACTTCCTGTTGGACTTGTTCTAGATGGTATAAAAGTTTTTTTATTTTTTGTATTTCTGCCCATTAATTAGAAGTTAAAATTTCTTTTATTTTTAGTAATGTCTGTTTATCAATTTCACTTGAAATATCTTCTTTAACTGCTTCTTTAGGTGCTTCCATTTTATCTGCAAAATAACCCTCAATAGAAAAACCTTTAACTTTATTTGTTCTAACATATTCATTCCAAACTTCTTCATTATTAACTTTAACTGCACCCATCCAAGTCCCAACAGGTACATTTAATCCATACTTTCTTGACTTGTCTTGCACCTCGTCTTCTACGATCCAAGATTCTACTAATGTTAAACCTTTTAAATCTTTTGAGTGTTCCAAGGTTGAATTGTTCTGATATCCATTTCTTAAATACATTTGTGATGCTTTAGAAATAGTATCTTTTGAAAAGAAAATATAATAATCACCCTCACTGCCATTTCTGTAGATTGGTTTGTTAGGGATTAATAAAGCACCTAGCAAGATTCTTTTTTCTTTACTTATCTCTGCTAACTTTATTTCTTCATTTTTTAAAGCTACAAAGTCTGATTCAATAGCAGGTGATTCTACTATTGATATTGCTTCAATTCCACTTTCTTCCTGTTCTTCGTCTAATATAAGTTCAACTATCTTCATAATAATATAACGTATTTAATTTTTAATTTTGCTTTTTAGTCTATTGTAGCTTCATCAATAATGTTTCTATCTAATTCCTGTGCAGTAGTTACTTCGCTAGAAACTACAAATGCTTGTACAGGTTGTTGAGATTGTTCCCCTATTGCAGTTGCTAATTGATTTGTTCCACTTGCTCCTACTATATTAAATGCAGGTGGTACAGATAATGGTGCAGGAGTTGGGCTTCCTGATGGTGATGCTGATCCCCCTGATACAGGTGGTGTTTTAACACTTAATATCTTTTTAACGTTTGCTATTCCTGAAATACCAATAGCTGCAGCATTTGCAAATTTTAATGCAGTTTCGAATGGTGTTACAGTAGTAGCTGCAAGGGCATCTGATACCCCTCTGTAAGTATTTATAGTGGCAGCAGCGACTGCGAAAGCCTTACCTGCAGCAGTTTCTTTTCCTGCTATGTTACTAAAGTTTTCTAATACTGAAGCAGTTTTATCTAAGTTATCTTTTTTAGCCTGTTCCTCAGCATTTGATATTTTTATTTTAGCATCACTAATTTGCTTATCTCTATTTAAATTAGTTTGTCGTGATTGCTCTGTAAATTGATCTAAAGCTATTTGTGCATCTATCTTAGCTTGTGTACCTGCATTTGCGTTATCAACAATAGCTTGTAGTCTTACCGATTCCTGTTCAGCCTCTAATATATCAATTTCTTTTAACGCTTCTAATCTAGCTAATTCATCTTCTATCTGTTCTGCATTAAATCTTTTTTGTTCTATTGACAATAATGATTCGCTTTCTAATTTTGCGTTTGTTAATTCAGTAGCTTCTTTAACTAAAGCGTTATTATTTATTTGTTGCTCTGATTTAAAACCTGTAACCGTTGCTGCAACTGCTTGTACTTCAGCTTCTGCTTCTAGGACTGCAACATAATCTTCTGTCTTACCGGTTAAATCAAATTGTGCCTGAGCTGCATCTTTAACTAATTTAGCATTTTTAGTCATTTCTGTTTCTTGTTTTTCAAGAATAACTAGCAATTCATCATTAGCCTTTTTTCTTTCTTCAATACTTAAAGTTTCATCATCCCTAATTTGCCTTTGTACCTCAGCTTGCCTGTCGTATTGTTCTAATAATATTCTAGATTCTGCTGCAGCAATTTGTGCTGACTTTTTTAATTTCTGATTTGTTTTAGCAGTTTCTATTGCAGCCTCTATACTTACTTCTTTTAATCCATCAACTACTTGCGTTCCTATTTCTCCTACCTCTGTAATAGCTTCACCAAAATTATTGACAATATCTTTTCCTGCTCCTAATGCAGATTCACCAACTTCTATAATATTTTTCTGAGTTTCAGTTATTGCGAGATTTAATTCTTTTATTGTTTTAGGATCTCCATCACCAAAAATAGATTTTTCCCACATTAATTGTGCTTCCTGTACTGCTAATGTAATTCCATAAAAAGCGAGTTTAAAAGGTGTTAGTGCTATTGTAACAATTCCACTTATAACCTTTCCTAGTGCATCAAAGTTTTCTGTTGCTGAAGAAACACTTTTATAAACATCTACAAAAACATTTACTACTTCATTAAATATAATTTGAGCAGTTTGAAAGATAGTATTTAAACCATCCATCACTTCTTGGTTTTCCTGTATTGCAGAAGAAACAAATTCAAATGCTTTCTGTAATAAGAAAATAATACCTGTAGCCTTAGCTAAAGTCTTAATAGATGCTCCTACCTTTTTAACTCCCTTTGCTCCATCCTTAGCTGATTTCTCAACTTTCTTTAAAGCATCCTCTGTTTTCTTATTAGCAGTTTCTACTTCTTTTTCTAGCTTAGCATATTCTTTCTGAAACTCATCTAAGTTTTTTGCAGCTTCTTTGTATTTTAACTCAAATTCAAATTCTATTTTTTCGCCATATTATTTTTGTTTTTGTTTGCTTAATAGCTTCTGAAAAAGTTTCTGATAATTTATACTTTCCTTGTGCAATTCTTATGTTTTCCGTTTCTCCTTTTGCAACCTGCAATAGATCTATTATATTTTTAATCATTATGGTAATGTTGTTATAGTTAAAACTGAAGATAAAGCAGATTCTTCTACATCATCATTTAAAGCACTTACATAAAAAGAATAACTTGTATTAGGTGTCAATCCTGTTATCGTAGCACAATATGTACTTGAAATTGGAATAGCAGATACCCTTTGAACAATATTAGATTGCTGCGTACCATTTTGATAAACCTGATAGCTTCGCATAATAACTGCTGAGGTTGATGCATTCCAACAAAATGTAACAGAAGTAGATGTTAAATTTGTAACATTTAATCCTGTTGGTGCAGTTGGAATACTAGATACTGATGGACTTACATCGTTTAATAATTCAAACTGAGTTTTACCTGTTGATAGATTAGTAGTTAATGAATTTATCTTATAATTATTTTGACCTAATTGTATTAAGTCATTTAATTTTAAATTGTAATAAATCTTCATAGGAAGATATGCAGTTACCTTTGTAATTCTTCTACTTAAATTAAATACATCCTTTATGTAATTAACATACTTAGTCATAAATAAAGTATCTGTAAAAGATAATGGATTACCAATTTCATTTGCTTGGTATTCGTTTATCTCATTTCCAAAATGTATATTAACTTTACTTGTATTAGAACTTAAAGCTAGTGCATTTGATGGAATATAATATTCATCAATGTCTTCTATACTTGTACTTATTGTATCTCGTATTCTTATTGACGTTCCCCCTGATTGTCTTATAGGATAAAATAATAAAGGTGAGCCAAAATAAGATTCTTGGTTATCATCTACAAAATATCCCCATTGAATATCTGTAGAAGCACCACCATCAACATCATAAAGCCTTTCATATTGCATATGCTCAAAAGGTAATTCTATCGTATATTCTTTTGTAGGTGCATCATAAATATTACCATCTAAAGTATATGACAATGTACCCCATCCTAAGTTATTTATCTGCTCAAATTGTTTTGCTAGAAAAGTTCCTAGACCTTTATATTGAAATTTAACACTTTTAAAAGGTAATGCAACATTTACTGCTGAGGTGCTTGTATCTAAATATTTATCTATATTAATTGGTATCTGTGTTCCTGCATCATAATAACTATCTAAAGTTCTAACTACAATAGTTCCTGAATTATCTACATAAGCAGTTAAATTAAACATTTTAAAAAGACCTGATAGAAATTCCATTATAGTCATTTTAGGCATCTGTTCATTTATATTAAAATCCTTAAAAGCAGTTGTCGTAAAAGTTGCTGCATTAGAATATAACATCTGACCATTAGCACCAAAACCTGTTCCCCCTGTAGTCCAACTAACAGTCCATTGTATTCCACCAATAGGGAAAACCATAGTAGTAGAAGATGCTATCTGTATTGAATAGGTGCTATCATTCCAAGGCACTATAATTAATTGCTTATTTCCTGTTCCTGTAACTTCTCCTACAATTATAGATCCATCCCTTATTACCCTGATTGTGTATGCATCAGTTGTATTTGGTGGTGTTACATCTAAATTTAAAAAAGATATGCTATAAGGTGCTTGTGCAGTTAAAGCTAAAATACCATTTGAAACATTAGATGTTAATGGCTGACAATTTGAAACAGGCACACAAGTAGTTGTTCCTAATTCTGTTACCTGAGTAAAATTCTGTAAAACTTGTGATGGTGATTCTACTGATCCTTTCTTTCTATGCAACCATAAAAACAAATTGCTAAAATCCGTATTACTTGGCTTATTAAAAAAATCATTTGAGAAAGTTATTGTCTTACCCCCTGCAAAAGTTTCTGCTTCAATAGCATCTATAATAGCTTGTAATTTTATAGCATACTTAAATTGATTCCATTCAACACCATTTTGATTATGTGTTCCTGTTCCGTGATGTGATATATTATTAATTTTTGATTCAGGATCAAATTGTTGATGACTAGAACTATCGTAAATTAATCTATTTGTGTGAGTGATCAACGGAACAATTATATTTCCACTATTTTCAGCATTCTGTATTGCATCAACTACATCATCAAAACTATAAATCTTATTGTATTGTGCTAAACCACTTAATGAAGATAATTGACTTTCTGCTAAAATATCTTTTAGGTTTATTGTATTTCCAAAAAAAGTAATGTTATAAGTATGTGCTACGTTGTTTTTTAACTTAACACCATTTAATTTTATAGCACCCTGTTTAAAAGGCAAGTCATTTAATTCTAATGTTGCAGGTTGTTTACTTCTCGCATCATAACCCCCATTTATATCAAAATTATAATAATGTTTAAATATCTTATTATTT